ATGGAGATTCCCGGGTTTGTAGAGGAGTGGGAAAAAGACGGAAAGGAGGGCGCGAAGATGAAACTGATCTGGAACGAGCTGCTGCATGCAAACTTCCGCTGTGGGCGAATGTGTGGGGAACGGGCAGAAGAATTCACCGTGACCTGTATGATGCCCTCCTGTGCACGAATGTGTACGCCGATGGAGCGTTGAACAAAAGCAAACGGAAATGATCTGCCCGGTACGCTGGAACTTGAGTGCGTATCGGGTGTTTTTGTATCAGGAAATTATACTAAAAGTTTAATGAGAGAGGTATACTACAATGTCTGACTATAAATTTGAGACCCTTCAGCTGCACGTTGGCCAGGAGCAGGCCGATCCCGCGACCGATTCCCGCGCAGTGCCCATTTACCAGACCACTTCCTATGTGTTCCGCAACAGCCAGCACGCTGCGGACCGCTTCGGTCTGGCAGACGCCGGCAACATCTACGGCCGTCTGACCAACTCCACCCAGGATGTGTTCGAGAAGCGCATTGCTGCTCTGGAAGGCGGCGTGGCTGCCCTGGCTACCGCTTCCGGCGCTGCTGCCATCACCTACACCATCGAGGCACTGGCACAGGCCGGTGACCACATCGTGGCACAAAAGACCATCTACGGCGGCAGCTACAACCTGCTGGAGCACACCCTGACCCAGTTCGGCGTTTCCACCACCTTCGTCAACGCCCATGATCTGGCCGAGGTGGAGAATGCCATCCAGCCCAACACCAAGGCTGTCTATCTGGAGACCCTGGGCAACCCCAACAGCGATATCCCCGACATCGACGCCATTGCCGCCATCGCTCATAAGCACGGCCTGCCGCTGGTCATCGACAACACCTTCGGCACCCCGTACCTGATCCGCCCCATCGAGCACGGCGCTGACATCGTGGTGCACTCCGCCACCAAGTTCATCGGCGGCCACGGCACCACCCTGGGCGGCATCATCGTGGACAGCGGCAAGTTCGACTGGAAGGCCAGCGGCAAGTACGGCAACATTGCTGACCCCAACCCCAGCTACCACGGCGTTTCCTTCGCCGACGCAGCCGGCCCCGCTGCCTTTGTCACCTACATCCGCGCCATCCTGCTGCGTGATACCGGCGCAACCATTTCTCCGTTCAACGCCTTCCTGCTGCTGCAGGGCACCGAGACCCTGAGCCTGCGCATCGAGCGCCATGTGGAGAACACCAAGAAGGTCGTGGAGTTCCTGGCCAACCATCCGCAGGTGGAAAAGGTCAACCACCCCTCTCTGCCGGATCACCCGGACCACGCCCTGTACGAGAAGTACTTCCCCAACGGCGGTGCTTCCATCTTCACCTTCAACATCAAGGGCGGCCGTGAAGAGGCCTTCAAGTTTATTGATAACCTGAAGGTGTTCTCTCTGCTGGCCAACGTCGCTGACGTGAAGAGCCTGGTCATCCACCCGGCTTCCACCACCCACAGCCAGCTGAACGATGAGGAGCTGGCCGAGCAGCAGATCTACCAGAACACCATCCGTCTGTCCATCGGCACCGAGCACATCGACGACATCATTGCCGATCTGGAAGCCGGTTTCGCAGCAGTCCGCGGCGAGTAATTACCCGTCTGCACGAGCTGCATCAGAACCTTTGTCTCTTTGTCCATTCTTCCTTTTTTCCAAAACAAACGCAAAAGCCCTCCGGTCCGGAAGCCGGAGGGCTTTTGCTGTTTCCGGGGTGTGATGCAAAGTGGGTTCGAGCAAACGAAAAGCACCCGGAAGCTTGCGTTTCTAGGTGCTATTTCTTGGTGGACGCGGGTGGATTACGTGAGCCGCGCTGCTAAAAACAGCCCGCAGGGCTGTTTTTGCGCTGTCTTTGGCGACAGCACCGTAGCTGTTCTCATCCACCCGCTGTGTCCGCCGGAAAATTGTGCAAAACAAAAAGTTCAACGCACTTTCATACGTTGAACTTTTTTGGTGGGCGCGGGTGGATGTCGCAAGCCGCGCATCTAAAAAAGCCCCGCAGGGGCTTTTTTCCCCGCCGGACTGTTCGGCGGGTCGATGCTGTTCTCATCCACCCTTGTAGTGCGTTATAAAGTCCAGATAAAACAGAAACTCCAGCGTCATAACAACGCTGGAGTCTTGGTGGGCGCGGGTGGATTACGCGAGCCGCGCATCTAAAAAAGCCCCACAGGGGCTTTTTTCCCCGCCGGACTATTCGGCGGGTCGATGCTGTTCGAATCCACCCGCTCGGTGAGATTAACTTTGTTATATAACAAAAACCTCAGCGTACTTGATACGTTGAGGTTTTTTGGTGGGCGCGGGTGGATTCGAACAACTATTTTTTCGGTCTGTCTGTTCCTTCCGTGTCAGAAAATGCAGCATTCAAGCCGATTTTCGAGCACGGCACGGAACGCGCGATGCACCGCCGGAATAGCTCGAACGCTAAAAGTGGGTTGCAAAGTGGGTTATTTTTCGGGGCCCGGCGCGTACTCGGACAGCACGCCGGAGACGGCCTGCGCGGTGGCGTCATCGCGGCCGGTGACAGCGTGGGAGTACCAGCCGTAGGTGTCCATGCTTTTGCTGTGGCCCACGATGCGGCGCAGCTGGGCGGGAGGCACGGCGTCCTCGATCATGCTCACAAAGGTGTGCCGCAGCTCGTACAGGCTGACCGGCGGGTCGATGCCGTTGCAGCGCTGGTAGACCTTCCAGTAATTGTACAGGCTCTGCTGGTTGGACAGCAGAAAAAGCGGGTCATCGTCCCGCAAGGGGCGCTCCTCTTCCTGCGTGCGCTGCTGCAGCTGGGCGCGGATTTCGGCCACAGCCAGAGGGTGCAGCACCACCGTTCGGATGGCGTTCTCGTTCTTGCCGCTGGTCTCTTCGTTCTGGCGGTTGATGGCCCGCCCGATGTGCACCCGGTCACCATCCAGATCGCCCACACGCAGGCCCAGCAGCTCACCAGGGCGCAAGCCGGTCATGACCGCGATGCGGTAGGCGTGCACGTTCTCGTCCTGCTCCACTTTTCCACGCACCACACGGGTGTCTGTGGATAAGAGCACCCGCAGACTGTCCGGCTGCAGGATTTTCCGGCCCTTCAGGCGGGCACCCTTCGGCACGGTCAGATCCTCGTCCTCCGGGCGCAGGGAGGTGTATTTATGCTGGCGCGCCCACTTGACAAAGGCCACCTCCACGCCACGGATGCCCTGCAGCGTTTTGCGGGACAGGTTGCCCCGGCTCTTGCGCTTGCTGTCCGGATTCAGACAGCCTTCCTTATAGGAGCGGTTCAGCACGTCCTGCAGCATGCCGGTGGTCAGGTCGCCGATGCGCCGCGCACCGATCACCGGCAGGATGTAGTTGCGCCCGAACTTCTCCACCTGCTCGATGTTGCTGGTGCCACCCGTGGCTTTGACCGAAATCATGTACTCGGCCCACACGTCTGCGCAGCGTTTTGTGGTGCTGCTGATGCCCTCGTCCAGCCAGACGTCCGCCTTGCGGTTCGCTTCGCGCTGGCCTGTCCGGCCGGGCTTAGTGCTGGTAAAGGTGCGGCGCACGCCGTCCTTCTGCACCTTGATCTGCCAGCGGTTCTGGTTCGGCAGCCAGACCGCCGTATTGGTTCGCAATCCCATAAAAACACACCTCCATGGGTACACTTTGACAAGCCTGCCCGGAGGTGGTACAATACAGTTGCTTAGGCTGGATTGTTCCTCGTGAGCAAGCCACTCTTTTCACGCCCTCGGTGTTGGTAGCACCGGGGGCGTTTTTACTTAAATTTATCCATCGAAATTTTTAATGGCATCCTCTCTTGCATCAAACACCAAACAGTTGTATAATATGCGCAAAGATAACAACCACCAAGGAGATGCACAAAAGATGACACGCCAAGAACTGATCAACGCCATCATGGAACTGCTGGAACGGGCTGACTATCGCAAACTGCGCCTTGTGTGGGTCTGCGCAAAGCGTCTGATCGACTGACCTTCCAGCACTCAGGGGGGGGAGAACCTTTTACGGGTTCTCCTCTTTTTTTTGCGTCAATTTTTCGGCCATGCGCTCCAAGAGTTCCCAGTCCGCCGGGTCAAGCCCTGCCAGCATCTCCAGAAAACGCTTTTTGAAGGTGTCGTCATCATCACGAACTACGCTGTTAATGAAGTCCTCTATTTTTTCTGACCGGGCGTCCTCGCCCAAGTGCATCTCTCCTTCACCAGTACGGAGCCATTCTTCGCGGATGCCGAACTTATCGCAGATATCTTTAATAGTGCGGTCACTAGGGTCAACAACGTTTACTTCATAGCTGCCAACCGTATTGCGTTTAAGATTCAACCGGTCAGCAAATTCTTGTTGAGTCAGCTTTTCAGTTTTTCTGACCTCCTTAATTCGTTCGCCTATCGTCATTTTAGTCACCCCCTTTGCCATCATTATAGCAGGTGCACGTTAAAGCGTCAAGGCCTTTTTGTTGGAAAAATCAACAAAACGCCTCTTGACAAATGTTGTTCAATGACTTATACTTGTCATGCAATCAACAAATTGTAACCCAGTCAACACGAAGGGAGGTAAAGAAGATGGACAACAACAAAAAGCCCAGCGAACCTGTGGAAGAGGAACGCTGGGCGCTGAAGGATGTGCCGACTTCGCAACTTGTGGAAGAGCTGGTCAGCCGGACTGGCGTGACGGCAGACAGCAGCTGGTGGTGCAGGATGTCGAGCTATCATATCATAATTCGGTTAGATATGAAGAAAGACGATTGTCCCTTGGCCTTGCGCTGATGTCTCACAGAAGCGCTTCTGTAACGGTAGTTGGTTCTTTGCAATGTGCAAGCATTTCAGCATCCGAAAACTCACATTTTCCGATTTTGAAAATGCGGCCTTTGCTGCTAAATAACGTTGCAACATACCACCTTCCATTTTCCAAGCTGCGAGCGTCGCCAGTCGAAGCCACTAAAAGACGTACACAGCCCAGCCCTTCAACTTTGACTGGAAGCACATCTGAAAACCAACGCATTCGGCTGGTTTCCCTGTCGCTATGCTTATTGCTGTGACGATGAAGTTGTAAGCGGTATTCTCCAAAACGATTTTGGCGATCCTCGCATTTGATCTTCAAACCGCTTATCGTGATAGCCTCACGGGACCTGTTGACAATTGAAATATTCAGCACCTCCGTATATCCACCGTTGTCGGGATCAGGCCCAAAATTGAAAATATTCTGAATCGTCACTGAAACGTCACTGAAACGTTTTTCCGGTTTTTGCGCCAATCTCTAAAAAGATTCAAGACTGACAGCACAGAGCCAAATGCCGCCAATCCCAAAGTTACATTGTCTCTGTTCTCATTTATCCATTTCAAAACGTTATCCAGCATTTTTACACTTCCTTCCCGCCCAAGTATAGCACGGACGGGGAACCAACCTCAACCCACCCGATGATGACCTCCGGCAAAGGTCGAAACCGCTCCAATCGGGGCGGTCGTGGGAGCCACCCACAGAAAGGAGTGCTACATATGGCACGCAATAAGAACACCCCCCTGAACCCCGCCATGTATGACCTTACCCAGCAGGACGTGGATCGTGTGATCCGCATCCACAGCATGTGCAAGGGCATGGACGAGGACGCATTCGAGCAGATGGAGACCGCAGCTGAATCCATCAAGTTGGTTTCCAGCCTGAAGCAGCTTGCCGGGCGGCCCGTGGCATGAAAGGAGCGAACCCATGGCAAAGAAACAGTTTCTGAAACTCCGGCGGCTGGCGGAAGATCAGGACATCACCACGGATGAGCTGGCCGCAAAGGCAGGCATCGTGCCCCGCACGCTGCGCAAGCGCTTTGCCGCGCCGGAGAGCTGCGGCACATGGAACTGGGAAGAGATTGACGGCATCTGCCGCGCGCTTCACATCCCGCAGGAGCAGATCGGAGAGTATTTCTTCCCGAAGTTTGAGAAAGGAGCATGAACATGAAGGCAAAACTTTACATCGACAGTGAGGACTCGACCATCAAGATCGAAGGTGGTCCCAGCGACGTGCTGCATCTTCTGGTGTGCGCAATCGCGCAGATTCTGAAGAGCTATTTCCCGGACGATTTTGAGCGGCAGCTGGGCTGGGTGTCTGGACTGCTCTACAACACGATCCGCGAGCTGAAAGAGGAGGACGACGATGAAGATTAAATCCACCGTCTGGCAGGTGCTGGCCGCCGGGAGTTTCGGCGCGGGCCTGCTGTACGCCCTGGGCATTGAGGGCACCGCGCAGGTGGGCGGCACCATCTCGGACAGCCAGTTCACCACCGCCATAGTGCTCATTCTGGCTGCCCTTGCCCTGATGCGCATCAGCTTTGCCGTGCAGGACGCCGATGAGCGGGCCCACCGGAAAGTCCACAAGGAGCCCCAGAACACCGTGAAGAGCCGGAAGAAGGTGGGCTGATGCTGAAAAAGAAGCTCATCAACCTGCTGTACACTCTGGCGCTCTACGCAAAGGACAAGCTGCTGGACGCCGAAATTTGGGCGCTTAAGTGCACTGTCCGGACGCTTGAGGCACAGGGCAGAATCCTCGACCGTGTCCTTAAGCTCACAAAGGAGGCCGACGCATGACCGCCAAGGAGTACGTCGAGAGCCTGCAGCAGAAGTACGGGCAGCTCTGCCAGCAAGACAGCAATGCTATGACAACGACCCGCTGGGCGTCTGAGCTTTACAAGCTCGAAGCACGAATTGAGGTCTATGTTCTTGTGCTTGAGGACTTGGAAGGTGTGCTGCGGCTCATGGAGGACATCCCCCATGGCTGACTTTGTCAACAATGCCTTTTGGTATACGGTCTGGGACGCCAAGAGCGGTGACCTGCTGGCCAGCGGCACGGCTGCCATGTGCGCCCGGCGGCTGGGCTACGCCAGCGCCAACAGTTTTGCCGCTTCCGTCTGCCACTGGCTCAAGGACGGCAGGCAGCACGTCAAGTACATTTGCCAGCGGGAGCTCATCCCGCGCAGCGAGGTGGACAGCCTGCCCCGCACAACAAAAAGGCCCGCCCGTGTTCGCAGCACGGACGAGCCCAAGGGTGATGGATTCTCTACTCCCCATCACCCCGAAGAATAACACACTTTGGAGGTTTTTACAAGCATGAAAGGTATTCTGATCGAGCCGGGCAAAGCCCCGGTCGTCACCACCATGCCGGACACGCTGCAGGGCATCGAAGCCATGCTGGGCTGCAATTGCACGCAGAAGGTGCTGCCCCGCACCCCGGCGGTGCTGCTGTTCGGCGTTCTCGGCAAAGGGCTGAACCGCATCTATCGCGGCCATAACATCTACGGCACCATCCTCTGCTACGGCTGGAAGAACAACAGCCTTGTGCCCATGGGCAAGGGCCTGCAGGCCGAGATGCTGGACCGCCTGAAGGAAACGGAGGTGCGGGTATGATCATCAGCCAGAACAGCAACGATGTTTACTACGCCTATACCCGTGGGCGCTTCTGGCGCTGGGACGGATCCGCACGGGTCTGGAAGGAAAGCCATCTGCTGGCCCAGAAGTTCGACAAGGCCAAGGCAGCTGAAAAGCATCTGACCCCGGAAGCGTTTCTGACCGGCGATGAGTTCATCCCCATGGACGACTACGAGCTTCCGCAGTCGATGCTGACGGCCCTCAGGGAGGCCAAGCCCTGCAAGAATGCGCCCATCGACCCAGTGGAAGAGGATTCTTCCTCGGGTGTTCCTGCTCCCTGCATCTGCTCTACCTGCACCTGTGGCGGGTGCAAAGAAGAATGCTTCGGAAACTGCCACAGCTGCGGCCATCCCGTGCAGGAGTGCAACAGCTACCAGACCGAAGGCGAAAAGCATTTAACTCCCGCTCACTCTGCGGATGTTGACAAACCGGAAGTGCCCGGAACCCAGACGACACAGGACAAGCCCCTGACCACCGTGCCGGATGAGATGCGCCCGGCGTTTGACTATTCCGGGCTGACCGACCAGACCGTGGAGGACCTGCACTTTGCCGAAAAGGAGTACCAGCACGGCAAGAAACTGGCCGAGCGCGGCCTGATTCACATGGGCGATGCCATCGCCATTGCGCATGAAGCGCTGTGCGGAGTTGTCGCATCGTGCGACAACAGTAGCGATGGAGCTTGTCGCAATTTGCGACGAGCTCATAACAACCAGCACTGTGATGATACCTTCCGGGCGTGGTGCGTGTCCATCGGCATCACCAAAGATACCGCTTACCGGCTGTTACAGGTGGCTGCCCTGATGGACAACAGCAGCCCCCGCCAGCAGCGAGTGCTGAAAGAGTTGTCTCCGTCTCTGCTGTATGCCGTGGCAAAGCCCAGCGCCCCGGCAGAGCTGGTGGCACAGGTCAAGAGCGGTGATATCACAACACACAAGCAGTATCAGGAAGCCCTTGCCCAGATCAAGGCCGAAAAGGACCGCGCCAATGCTGCCGAGGCTGAGCGGGACAAGCTGCTGGGTGCCCAGAATCGGGCTGCCTGGGCGGAAAGCCACATCCAAGATGTCGAAGCCCAGAGGGATGCCGCCCTTGCGGACGTGCAGGGCCTGACCGAGCAGAACGCCAAGCTCCAGCAGAGTTACCACGATGCGGACGAAAGCCGCATTGCCGCCAACCTCCAGCGCCAGAAGGCCGAAGCCGAACGCGACAGGGCCGAAGCCCGCGCTCACAAAGCCGAGGACGCCCTGAAGCATCAGCCCATCACCGCCGTGGTGGACGAGGAAGAGGTGGACCGCCGTGCCGCAGAAAAGGCGTGGGGCCTTGCGGATGCCCGCAACCGGGAGCTGCAGGAAGAGAACGACCGCCTGAAAAAGAACAGCGCCCAGCTGGAACGCCGGATGAAGGCCATGACCAGCCGGATGGACGACCTCGGACAGACCGACTTTGAAACCGCCAATCACTGCCCGGAGGCAATGCTTGCCATCTGGAACAGCTGCAAGGGCAGCTATTCCCGCCTGACGGGTGAGGACCTGGAAAACACCTTCCAGTACATCTGCAACACGCTGAATAGCATCCGGCAGGAAGCCGCATTGCTCTGCCGCCAGCCGGAGGGCTACGACGGAGGTGCCGCCTGATGAACCCGATGTATGACCTTGCCCTGGACGGTTACGGCCCGCCGCTGGAGCCGCCGGATGGTTATTATTTCCTGACCAACGAACAGCAGGCCGCACAGGAAGCGGCGGAACAGGAGAAAGACGAAGATGACGAATGAACTGACTGTCCGGGTGGAACGCCCGGTCATTCCGGCCATGAGCTGGAATGAGGAAGAAGTCCAGAAAAATTTGGACGAGCTTCTGGCCGCCTACACCGGCCGGGTGTACACCCCGGAATCCGTCAAGGACGCCAAGGCCGACCGGGCCGCCGTCAACAAGTGGGACAAGCAGCTGGGCGACGCTCTGCGGGCCGCGAAGAAGCTCTATACCGACCCGCTGGAAGCCTTCGGCCAGCGCATCAAGGCCATGCAGGCCCAGTGCAAGCAGGTGTCCGGGGCCATTGACCAGCAGGTCAAGGCCGTGGAGCAGGCCGAGCGGGAGGAAAAAGCGTCCTCCATGCGGCTGGTCTACCGGGACTGCATCGGGGAGCTGGAACCGCTGATCTCTTTTGACCGGCTGCTGGTGCCCCAGTGGCTGAACAAGACCTTTGACCTTGCCAGAGCGTCCAAGGAGCTGCGCCTGGCGGTGGAGACCCGGCGGGAAGAACTGCGCCTGATCCGGGACACCTGCGGCGAGGACGCCGAAGCCTGCACCACCGAATACCTGCGGGCCTTCAGCGTCAATGACGCCCTCCACGAGCATCAGCGCCGACAGGATGCCCGTGCCGCACAGGCTGAGGCCGAAGCCAGGAGGCAGGCCGCAGAGCGGGCAAAAGCCGCCGCACCGGTCGCCGTCCCTCCCTCGGAAGAGGAACGGCAGGTGCGGGAGGAAGCCCGGCAGGCCGCACAGAGCAACGCCTTTGTCACGGCTTCCGGCCGACTGGATTGTGAGGTGCTGCAGCAGTTCGCACAGCCCGCCGCACCGGCCCGCAAACGGTACAAGTTCTGGGTGGAGTTCACCCCGGAGGACATCGCATGGTTCAAGCAGGGAGCCGCAGAGCGCGGCTTCCGGTATGGTTCTGTTAAGTAATGCAGGAGGTAATTTATATGGCATTCACTCGCAACGGCGCATCTGCGCCCACCACGTCCGCACCCGCTTCTACCCCGGTCCAGGGCACCGCATCCCGCATGGCTGCTATGCAGCAGCGCGCGACCCAGAGCACGGCCCTGCAGGCCGCTTCCCCGTCCGTGCCGGTGGAGATCACCGCCGCAGATGGCCAGCATTTCACGGTCAGCTTTGCCGACGTGCGCAACTTCATCTGCGCCAAGGCCACCGACGCTGAGTGCAAGATCTTTCTGGAGACCTGCAAGCAGTACCGGCTGAACCCCTTCACCAAAGAGGCCTATCTGATCCACTACGACAACAACAGCGAGGACACCCCCAGCACCATCGTCCTGGGCAAGAACTGTTACATGCAGATGGCCGAACGGCACCCGGCCTTTGACGGCTTTGAGGCCGGCATCATCGTGCTGGACACGGAAGCCGGGCAGCTGGACCACCGGGAGGGTTCCATCGTCTATGATGGCGAGGAGCTTCTGGGCGGCTGGGCCAAGGTCTACCGGAAAGACCGCACCCGCCCCAGCTACGAGGAGGTGAAGCTGGCCGAGTACGACACCGGCAAATCCCTCTGGAAGGGCAAGAAGGCCACCATGATCCGTAAGGTGGCCCTGGTGCATGCTCTGCGGGAGGCATTTCCGTCCACCTTCGGCGCCCTGTACGATGAGAGTGAAGTGCCCGTCCGGGTGGATGCCGAGGGCACGGCACGGGAGCTGGATGACGCGGCCCCTTCTCCCCGCTGGACCCGCATCCGGGACACCGCTGCCCAGGCGGACGCCCTGGCCGTGGAGGATGCCGACGAACCCGCCGACGATCCGTTCCGGGGTGATGACGCATGATCGTCCAGACCAAGAACGGTATCATGCTGCACGGCGAGATCGCCAAAGACCCGGTGCTCCGGGATGCCGGGCAGAAGCGGGTGCTGAAGTTTGACCTGAAAGCCAGCCGCACACAGGATGAATCCGGAAAATGGCAGAGCTTCTTTGTGGGCGTGAACCTCTGGCACGGCATTGACCAGTGGGACGGGATGCTGCAGAAGGGCGACTATGTCACGGTCTATGCGCGGGAGTTGAAGAGCCGCGAATACAACGGCAAGACCTATTACAACGTGGACGCTGATGACATCCAGCCCGGCGGGCTGGTGACCTTCCGGTGGATGCAGACGCTGGCCGACATGATGGCCACTCCTGCCGCGCCGGAGATGACCCCCACCGAGGAGGCAACGCCCTTTGACCCGCCTCCGGCCTCGACCCCTGTGCAGACCACTTTGCATACCTCTTTGCAGGGCGGCCAGATGTACCCCGGTGAGCACCTTGCCGACTATGCGCCCCGCAGTGCAGCACCCCCTGCCGCAGACCTTCCCGCAGACGACGCCCTCATCGAAGACACCGATGACCTGCCGTTTTAACCCATTCAACCGAAAGGAGGTCCGGCCGTGGGCATTGACCCGACACGCGGGTTCGTGGCCTTCCCACGCGGCCTGACCGATTGGGAATGGTACACCGAGCCCAACACCGCCCGACTGTTCTTCCACCTGCTGCTCACCGCAAACTGGCAGGAGAAGCAATGGCAGGGCATCACGATCCACCCCGGCGAGCTGGTCACCAGCCGTGCCAGCCTTGCAAAACAGCTCCGGATGTCCGAACAATCCGTCCGGACGGCTTTGGAACACCTGCGATCAACCAACTGGATAACCATCCGGACAGGGCCGAAATACAGCGTTATCACGCTCAATAACTACGTAAGCATCACAGGCCTTAACCAGCTTACCAACCAGCTATCAACCAGCAACCAACCAGCTGCTAACCATAACTTAACCATTATAACCAACCAACAAGCTAACAAGTCCTCGTCTGCTGCGCAGCCGACCCGGACGAGGACGACGACACAGCCCCTTGTGATGGAGTTCGAGAGCAGCATCGGCAAGCTGAACGGCAAAGGCAAGGCCGAGCTGGCGGAATACGTCGACCGGCTGGGCAATGAGCTGGTGTCTGCCGTGATCGGCAGGTGCGCGGATCTGGGCGGCCGCAGCTGGGCCTATGTGCGCACAGCGCTGCAGGAGGCAGAGGCCGGCAAGTACCACTCGGTGGAGGACTACCGGAAAGCCCATCCCGTCGGGAGCGGACGGAACCGGCCCGTGAGCCGCCCGGAGCCCGGCGGGAACGACTTTCTGACCACGCCCATCGAACAAAGCCTGAAGCGGCTGAAAAAGAGCACAGCAAAGGAGGACGCGCCCCATGTATTGGAACCCTGAGCACTACCCGGACCCCACCGCCGGGGCCGCCCTCCGGCAGCTGTACCGAAAGGAGAAGGATTTGAGCACCGGAAAACAGTTTGAAGCGGACTGGAAGAAGTCCATGCCGCCGGATGCGTGGTGCTACCGCCTGAAGGACAGCGCCGCCAGCTACTACGGCGGCAACGAGAACCTGAGCTTTTCCATCGACAACATCTGTGACTTTGACGTCTACCGCTACCCCATGCACCACTACTTCGAGTTAAAGACCATCGAGACACCCAGCATCCAGCTGACCAAGATCTTCGGCAGCTACAACCCCGCAAAGCAGCGGTATCACAAGCTGAAGCATATCACCGACATGGCCGCTGCGGCGTCCTACAAGGGCCAGACGGCCCATGTAGTCATCAACTACCGTGGCAAGGTGAACCGCACCTTTGCGGTGCCCGCAAGCGCTGTGCTGGACTTTCTGCGGACCCAGACCCGCAAAAGTATTCCGTGGCAGTGGGCCGCCCTGCACGGCATCGAGGTGGAGCAGCACCAACTGCGGGTGCACTGGCGGTATGACGTGGACGGGCTGCTGAAGAAGCTGGAAGGAAAGGAGGTAGTGTGACATGAGTATCGGAATGGCCATGCTTTCCGCATTCATCCTGGTTTGCGCATGCAGTCTCTTTGCCGGGCTTATTTACGGTCTGATCTGGATTCTGATTGACCACCCCGTGGTACTTGGCGCAGCCCTTTTCTGGCTGCTCTGGGCTGGCGTTACATGGACATTAACTCTCTTGAGGTGATCGCATGAACTACGAAGAAAAGAAGGACTGGCTCTGGCGGTACCGGTCGGCCAAGCGGTTCGAGCTGCTGCGGCTGGACGAGCTGGCTACGCTGGAAGCGGAAGCCATGCACACCACCCAGCGCTATTCCGCCATGCCGGGCGGCGGGGGCGACGGGCAGGCTCTGCCCCGCAGCGTGGAGCGCATCGACGATGCCCGCCGGGCCGCTGAGGCGCAGTCTGCCGTGTGCGACGCCATCCGGGCCGAGATCATGGAGGTGTTCCGCCAGCTGGATAACGAGGTGGATTTCATGATCCTGTTCCGCCGGTACGTCCTGCTGGAGGACTGGGACAAGATCGCCGTTTACGTCCGGTTGTCCCGCAGCCAGATGTTCCAGCGCCACAGCGCGGCCATAAAAAGACTGGATATCAAAAGTCCGGACTGAACCGGAGCGAACCGGACTTGATAATACGGTCAACCCCTGCTAAAATTTAAACTGCCGAAGCCCGCAGGAAAGGTCCCTTACTCCCTTCCCCCTGCGGGCTTTGTGCTGCCCGGCTGACACAGAGGATCACCCATCAACTACCAACAGCCTGAATGTACCAGCCGGGCACCCTTTGCATATTTCTGCCGTCCTCCGGGGCGGCTTTTGTTTTACCTGAACCATGAGAGGTGGTGACGTGTCCAACGAAAAGAATCTTATCCCGTTCAACAAGCGAACGGAGAGCGAACAGAGAGAGATCGCCCAGCAGGGCGGCATTGCGTCCGGCAAGGCACGCCGCCGCAAACGCAGCATGAAGGAAGCCGCCGACTATTACCTCAGCCTGCCGGAGACCGACCGCCGCCGGGTGAACGCCCTGCTGCGGGATGAGGTGGACCCGGAGGACGTGGATAACCAGATGAGCGTGGTCATGGGCATGGCCGAGGCCGCCAAGCGCGGCGATGCCCGCGCCGCCGGGGTGCTGCTGAAGATGCTGGGCGAGGAAGCCCCGCAGGAGGACCCCGGTGCAGACGCACTGGAAAATGCCCGCAAACTGCTGGGAGGGATCGACAGTGCCATTGACTGAGTATCAGCAAGCGTTTCTCCGCAACTGCTCCCACCGCTGGAACATCAAGACCGGGGCCACACGCTCCGGCAAGACCTATCTGGACTGCGCCGTCACCATCCCGCAGCGCATCCTTGCCGCGCGGGACGAGGGCCTGCTGGTCATGCTGGGCAACACCCTGGGCACGCTGGAACGCAACGTGCTGGAGCCCATGCGGGCGCTCTGGGGGCCGGATCTGGTGGGCATCGTGCGCACCTCGGCGTCCGGCAACATCGTGCAGCTGTTCGGCCGCAAGGTGTATGTCCTCGGTGCCGACAACAAAAAGCACATTGCCCGCATCCAGGGCGCGGCCTTCGAGTACGCCTACGGCGACGAGATCACCACATGGGACGAAGGCGTGTTCCAGATGCTGAAAAGCCGCCTTTCCTGCCCCCACTCCCATTTTGACGGCACCTGCAACCCGGATAACCCCCAGCACTGGTTCAAGCGGTTCCTCGACAGTGATGCTGACATTTACTGTCAGGCCTACACCATCGACGACAACCCCACCCTGCCGCCGGAGTTCGTGGCGCAGCTGAAAAAAGAATATGCCGGCACGGTGTACTACAACCGGTTTATTCTCGGCCAGTGGGCAGCGGCAGGCGGCATCATCTACCGCCCGTTTGCGGACAGCATCGCCGACGACGACAAGCGCTTCCTCTGGCCCGCAGACAAGCCCTGCAAGCCGTGGCGGGTGCACATCGGGGTGGACTTCGGCGGCAACGGTTCACAGCACGCCTTTGTGGCAACGGGCATTTTGCCGTACTATTCCGGCGTCGTGGGGCTGGCATCCCAGCGGGTGGACCCCCGCAACCAGGATGCCGACTACCTGGCCAACCAATTGCTCACCTTCTGCCTGGCCGTGTTCGCACGGTACGGCGAGATCCATTACATGTTCTGTGACAGCGCCGAGCAGACGCTGATCAACCACATCCGCACCCGGCTGCGGGCCTCTAAACTGTACTGGCTGGCCGACCGGGTGAATAACTCTGCAAAAATTCAGATTATCGACCGCATCCGCCTGACGTCCATTCTCATGGGCGGCGGGCGCTTTTGGTATATGCCGGAGGCCGCCACCCTGCGGGACGCCCTTGCAAGCGCCCTGTGGAGCCAGAAGCGCCCCGGCGTGGACGAGCGTCTGGACGACGGCACCACCGACATTGACACCCTCGACGCCTTTGAGTACACCATTGAGCGTGATTACAGGAGACTGACTGCAAGATGAACGTTTCGGCCTTTATCGAATATCTGAACAAAACCAAACATCTGCAGTTGGATGCGGATTATTACGGCAACATTGAAGTCTGGCGGCAATGGTGGAAGGGCGATGTTCCCGACATCCACGACCAGAAGGAGGACGCCCCGGACGGCAGCGTCATTTCCCGGCGTCTGGCTTCCCTGCGGATGCCGAAACATGTCTGCGAGGACTGGGCAAACCTGCTGCTCAACGACAAGACCACCTTCCAGATCGGCGACGCAAAGAGTGCCGCCTACCTGCTGGGCAGTGATGAGCAGCAGACCGGCGGCCTTTTGCGGCAGCTGCATTTCTGGGAGAATGCCAACAAGCTGGTGGAGCAGGCCTACTGGTCCGGCACCGGTGCTTTTGTGCTGAGTGTGGAAGGCCTGACGGTGGATGCCGCCGGGAACGCCCTGCCCTCGCCGCAGGGGCGCATTCAGCTGGACTATGACCCCGCCTGCTGCATCCTGCCCATCAGCGTGGAGCGGGGCGTGGTGACCGAGGCCGCCTTTGTGTCCGAGTGCGTGATGGGCGGTAAGCCCGCCGTCTATCTGCAGACCCACACCTGCAAGGGCGGCGAACGGACCATCACGAATGAATGGTTCGAGGTGATGGACGATGTTTCCGGCACGCCGAAATTTGCCAAGGCCAAGACCCCGCCGGGCATGGTGGAGCACATCACGGTCACCGGCGCGCCGGCATGGTTCAGCCTGTTCAGCCCGGCTGTCGCCAAAAACATCGACGGCGGCATGGGGCTGGGTATGAGCGTCTTTTCCGAGGCGCTGGACGCAGCCCAGATGGCGGATTACGCCTTTGACAACTACCGGCAGGACCTCCGCCTGGGCGGCAAGAAAATTTTCTATGACCGCTCCATGTGCAAAAAGTGGGTGGACAAGGACGGTGTGGAGCACGCTGTGCCGCCGGATGCCGTTCACCGCCAGATCTTCTACGAGCTGCCCGCACCGGAAGGCAGCATCGACCAGCCGGCCGCATGGCGGGAGTACAACCCCGACCTGCGCACCGAGGACAACCACCGGGCCGTGCAGGATGCTCTGGACATGATGAGCTTCAAGTGCGGGCTTGGCTGCCACCGCTACAGTTTTGAGCTGGGCAAGGTGGCCACCGCCACCGAGTACACCGGCAGCCGACAGGACCTTGTGCAGAACGCCAACAAAAACCAGATCCCCATTGAGACGGCACTGATCGGCATTCTGCGGGCCATCCTGTGGGCGGCAAAGAACCTGCTGGGTGCAGATGTGGACCCGGACACCAGCATCTCGGTCAACTGGGACGACAGCTACATTGTCAGCGAGCAGGAGCGCACCGCACAGCTGCGGGAGGACGCTCTGGCAGGGCTTGTGCCCCGCTGCCGGTATCTGTCCGCCCGGTATGGTCTGAGCGAGGACGAGGCCCACCAGTGGGCGGCAGAGGCCAAGGCTGACAGCCAGACCGATGAGCAGCTCACCTTCGGAGGTGCCTGATGTTGCCGCCGAGCTACCTCGATGCCATGCCGGATGCCTTTGTGCAGCTGGCGCAGCAGGTCGAGGATGAGATCTTACAGGATGTCGCCCGGCGCATCGGCAAAATGGGTACCCTCACCGAAACGGCCGACTGGCAGTTGTGGCGCTACCAGCAGACCGAGGCGGTGCGGGAGAACGTGGTCAAGCTGCTGGCAAAGTACAGCGGCAAGAGCGAAGCCACCATCCGCAGGCTGCTCAAAGAGGCTGCCACCGAAGCCATGGAGCGGGAAGATGCCATCTATTACCACTACAACCTCGAGCCCACACCCTTTGAAGAGAGCGCGGCCCTGAACAACCTGCTCAACGCCGGTGCCCGGCAGACCTGCGGCACATGGCGGAACCTCACGGCCACAACGGCCAACACCGTCTCCGGGGCCTTTGAGCGCACGCTGGATGTCGCCTGGGGCAAGGTGGCCACAGGTGCCTTTGACTACAAAACCGCCGTCAAGCAGGCTGTGGACAGCCTTGCAGACGAGATGCCGGAGATCACTTACCCCAGCGGCCACACAGATTCGCTGGAAGTTGCGGCCCGCCGGGCGGTGCTGACCGGTGTCAACCAGACCGCAGGCAAGCTGCAGGAAGCCCGCATGGACGAAATGAACGTGGAGTTCGTTGAGACCAGCGCCCACGGTGGTGCCCGCCCCAGTCACGCCGAGTGGCAGGGTCGGCGCTTCCATCGGGGCGGGGCTGTGGACTACCTGGGCAAGCATTACCCGGACTTTGAGCAGGCCACCGGCTACGGAACCGGCGCTGGGCTTTGCGGCTGGAACTGCCGCCACACCTTTTTTGCCGTATTCCCTGAGCTGGGCGACCCGCCCACCTGGACGGAGGAGAGCCTGCAGGAGCTGAACGCCCGGAACATCGAGTACAACGGCAAACTGTACACCCAGTACGAGGTCAACCAGATGCAGCGTGCCCGGGAGCGGAACGTGCGCAAATGGAAGAAGCGGTATCTGGCCGAGAGTGCCGCCGGGTCTGACACCACCGACAGCGCCGTGCGCCTGAAAGCAGCCCGCCAGAGCCTGAGCGAGTTTGCCAAGGCCACCGGCTGGCGGGTAGACAGTGCCCGGGTCAGCGTGCCCAAGTTTGGCCGGAGTGAAGCTAGCAAGGCGAGTGCACAGGCCCGGAAAGCATCTTCTACGTATAGCAGCTTGAACACAAAGGCGAAACCTGTTACAATGCAGTCAATCGCAAACATTAAGGCATTCAGCTGCGACACGTTGGATGCCGCCGGACAACAACAGCTGAAAAATGCCCACAAGCGCCTTCTCATGGTTGCTTCAAAGCAGCGGGAAAACGTTGAGGTGGGCAGAGTGTTCGACATCAAGATGAAGCCAATGACCAAGGATATCATTGGTTTGTCGGGTGGGCATTCTGTTCAGCTGCCAAACCCAGATGTTCCCTATATTGCGATTCACACCCATCCTGCGTGCGGCAATTTTTCAAATGGTGATCTTCGGCAATTTGTGCGAAACTCAAATTTGAAATTGCTTACCGCTCTCGGACACGATGGGCATATTTACGCAATAGAAAAGACCTCGGCTTTTGAAGAAAGCTCTGCAAAACAAGTCATTCGGCAGATGGATTGTGCGATTGATAAATTGCTCAAATCCACGCTGACGGATGAGCAGGTTCTTGAAAAGGCAGAGGGCGTTATTTCGGACTGCATAAAGGAGTTGCAGAAAAATGGTGCCAAATTCTACGAATAAACATTCCTACACAGAGCAGGAAATTAAAGAAATGCAGCAAGTTCTTCTGGAAACTCCGATGGATCCGGCATATGATGATATCTGTAACTCATTTTACGACGGGTGGGACAGAACTGTCCACCGGCAGATGTACGTTCGTGACTGCTACAGTATCTTGAAAGAGCTTGACCAGCTTCCGCCCAATATCAAATGACCACCATCCACCCGGACGGTGGTTTTCTTTTACTCATTTTTCAGAAAGGAACGAACTATGAAAAAGATTCTTCTCGCTCTTGCACTGGCAGCATCCATCCTGCTGTGCGGTTGTTCGGAAGCCGACAAGGCAAACGCCAATATTTCCAAGCAGGCAGATTACTTTGAGAGTGAGCGCAAGATCACCGTCTACAATGCCCGCACCGACAAGGTCATTCTGGAAGCCGAGGGCTATATGTCCATCTCGAATAACGATAACAACGAGCTGGTCTGCACGGTGAAGGTCGGCCCGGATACCTACCGCAAGAATTACATCTACCTGAACGACTACACCATGTATGTGGTGGAGGACATCACCGGCACCCATACCGACCCCTACCACTACAAGCTCTATTTCCACACTGACATCCTGCCCAGTGTGGAGGTGAAGCCGTAAAAGTCATTCACAGAAATCCCCCATTTTAACCACTATGTGCCCAGAAAAAGGCTTCATAGTGGTTTTTTCATGCCGTTTTAGCTCATGTTGGCAGAGCACCGGACTTTTAATCCGGGGGCGGCGGGTTCAACTCCCGCAAGCGGCACCATGCGGAGGGCGGCGCGTACCCCGCCCACAACCGAACACGGACGGAGAACCGTGTCACCAAACCGAGGTTTTCCCCACAGAAAGGAGCTTTTCCACCATGAAACGTGAAGATGTGAAGAACAAGATCCCCGGCATTACCGAGGAACAGCTGAACTGGATCATGCAGGAGAACGGCAACGACGTCAACCGCGAAAAGGCCGCCGCCACTGCCCTGCAGGCCCAGCTGGACAACGCAAACGCCCAGCTCAAGACCGCCCAGGACGGCCTGAAAGCCTTTGAAGGCAAGAAGAAGCCCGAGGAGTACGAGGCCGAGCTGACCAAGCTGCAGGCGGACATGAAGGCCCAGGCGGACGGCTTTGCCTTTGACAGCGCCCTGAACACTGCCATCCTGGGCAAGAAGGGCCGCAGCGTCAAGGCGGTGCGTGCCCTGCTGGATCTGGACGCTCTGAAGGGCTCCAAGGACCGCAGCGCCGACATTGCCAAGGCTCTGGACGACGCTGCCAAGGCCAACCCCTGGGCCTTTGGTGAAGACGGTGCCGCCGGCGTGGCCGTGGTCTCTACCGGCGCTGAGCATGGCGCACCGCCCGCCAACGAATCCAATGGTGTGGAAGCCGCCTTTAAGTCCCTGAATCCCGAACTGAACCTGTAAAACGAAAGGAGTTCAACATGGCACATGCAAATCAGGAGCGGTATTCCGCTCTGGTAGACGCAAAGCTGCGGGCCACTCTGGTTACCCGTGACGGTGCGATCTTCAACACCCGCTACGAGGGCAGCCCCAAGGCCGGCAAGGTCAAGATCCCGGTGCGTGACACCGAGGTGGCCGTCAAGGCATACGACAAGGCAAACGGCGTGGATGCCGATGCCGGCACCACCACCTATCTGGATCTGGACATCGACAACGACGAGGCTGTCAATGAGATCATCGACGGCTTTGACGCTGCATCCGTGCCCGACGGCATCACCGCCGAGCGTCTGGACAGCGCCGCCTACTCCATGGCCCTGTCCATCGACAAGAAGTCCATCGAGGCGCTGCAGAGTGCAACCGGTGCTACCATCAGCGCCACCAAGACCGCCTGCACCGCTTCCACCGCCTACAAAGAGGCTCTGGCCGCCAAGCGCATCCTGAGCCGCAACGGCGTGCCCCAGACCGGCCGCTTTATGATCGTCAGCCCTGAGTATCTGGAGATCCTCATGCAGGATGACAAGTTCATCAAGCAGGGTGACCTGTCCCAGCAGCTGGTGCAGACCGGTGCGGTGGGTCAGATCGCCGGCTTTGCGGTGTACGAATCCAACAACATGGACTTCGAGAACACCACCCGTGTCAGCACCAAGAAAACTACCACCGAGTTCATCTGCGGCCACCCCAACTGGTGCCACCGTGTGATGGAGTGGCAGACCCCCGTGCACCTGCAGGATCTGGGCGGCTCCGGCAAGTACATTGGCGCGTCCGCTGTGCAGGGCCGCAAGGTGTACGGCATCAAGGTGTCCAAGCCCAAGACCCTGTACATCAAGCGCATCGAAGCGTAAGGAGGGCCCCGCCCATGAACTACTGCACCTACCCGGAGTACCAGGCGGCGGGCGGCACGGTGAGTGAGCTGGCGTTCGGTGTGCTGTGCAGCCGGGCGTCCCGGCTCATCGACAGCGCTACCTTTGGCAAGGCGGAACCCCATGCCGCCGTGTGCGAGAGCTGCCGCCAGATGCTGGCGGATGCCTGCGCCCAGATCGTGGATCTGCTGGCTGCAAAGCTGGCTGTGGGTGCTGCACCGGGCGCACAGAGCGTCTCCAATGACGGCTATGCTGTGACCTTTGCGGCCAACACAAGCCTGTCCGCTGCCGTGCGTTTTGAAGCCTGGCATGTGCTGGAAGCCGCCCTCGGGTCTGACCCCCACGGCCTGCTGTACAGGGGGATCATGTGAGATGAACACGTCTGTTACCGTGGTGAACCTCATCCACGACCCCAAGGCCGACACTGATACGCCCAAGTGCTGGGTGTTCCCGGCCTGCAGCTGGCGGGAAAAGCTGGACACCTCCGGCACCGGCACCAGCAAGGACCCCGAGCGCACCATCCAAATCCGCATCCCGGCCAGCGTTTGCACCCTGGGCTACCTGCCCTATGTGCAGTGGGCAGCCCTGCCCGCTGCCGAAAAGGCAAAGCACTGGACGCTCAAGCGGGGCTGGAAGGTGGTGCAGGGTGCGGTGCAGAGCCTGACCGCCGAGGAATACGCCCGGCTGGAAAAGACGCACCCCTGCTGCACGGTGGCGGCAGTCTCGGACAACCGGGAGCCGCTGCTGCCGCACTGGCATGTGGAAGGGAGATGACGGCATGGCCACCATCTGGGACAAGAGCCACGGCGGACGCCTGACCATCACAACGCCCATGGGCACCCTGTTCACAGTGCAGCACCGCAGCGGCAAGTGCAAGGCACATATCCGCTGGAACAAGGACGTGGGGGCCAACCTGACCCGGGCCATGGTCACGGGCCGAGGCAAGCTCATGCAGCGCATCATCCGGGACACCCACCCGCTGGTGCCCTTTGACACCGGTATGCTGGACAATTCCGCCCAGCTGGCCACCGACTACGACACCGGCGAGATCATCTGGTCAACGCCCTATGCAAGACCTCAGTATTATCTGCACCCCCAGGGCGAGGGCCTGCACGGTGACACCGGCCTGCGCGGCAGCTACTGGGCCGAGCGCAGCAAGGACGCCAACAAAGTCTCATGGAACCAGTTCTGGAAAGCAGTGATGAAGGAGGAAACCAGATGACCCCTGCCATTCAGGCCATGCGCGACTGGCTGCGCACCTGCCCGCTGGTGGCCTCCGCACAGGAGGACGGCGTGGCGTTCCGGGTGGGCGGCCTGACCGGCGATGCCGAGGAATACACCATTTTGGACATGCCCGGTGCCCCGGAGCTCAAGCGCTATTTCAGCGGATCCCTCCGGCTGAAAAACTACGTTTTGGCCTCCCACACCATCTACACCCCGGACAACATCTCCCAGCAGGCGGCAGCGTCCGGCTTCTGGGACGACCTGACCGAATGGGTGGCCAGCCAGAACCGGGCCCGCAACTTCCCGCAGCTGGGCAGCGGGCGCACCGTCCGGGAGGTGTCTGTCACCTCCAGCGGCTACATCCTCGAGGCGGAGGGCGGTGCCTGCCGTGCGCAGATCCAGCTGCAGCTTATTTACTATCAACCGAAAGGAGCAACCACATGACCGTTAAAGAAGTGATGACCGGCATCACCCCCAGTGCGGACTATGCCGGCCTGGAAATGGCGGACGACTTCGTGCTGGCATTCAAGACGGCGGACACGCAGAAGAGCGTAGGTGATTACATCGTCTGCCAGGAGTGCATCACCGAACATTCCGCTGCCGTGAACCCCGGCACCCAGGACAAACAGTATATCCGCAAGGGCAACGCCACCGTCAAGACCAGCGCCCAGCGCACCTTCTCCATCTCCGGCGACCGCACCCACGGCGACGCCTGGCAGGATTGGGTCACCAGCCTGGCCGTGATGTTCGGCACCGGCAGCGCCGTGATCGTGCCGTATGTCTATTTCTCCATGCTCACCGGCAAGGGTGAAACCGGCAAGGCCTCCGTCATCGTCAACGGCGACGCCTCCAATGGCGCAGGCAATAACGCCGGCATCTCTGTCACCGTCTCCGGTGTGGAGAAGCCCAAGGAGTACACCTACAGCGCCACCTGAGTTTCCCACAAGCATGTCCCCGTCCACCTCCCCGGACGGGGATTTTTTATGCCCTGAACCAGACAGATCAAGCCGGGGCAGCACCGGCGCAGGGCCCAACGAAAGGAGCTTTTTATGATTCTTCGCAACGTGAAATTCGATTTCAAGGTGACCAAAGGCAAGGACTACAAGCGGTACATCCAGGGCTACAAGGCAGCCATGGCGGCGCTGAACGTACTGGACAAGGAAGATGACGAGTATCTCATCAAGGTCAACGAGATCCTGGATGACTTCTTTGCGGATCTGCTGGGCGAGGATTACGACCAGCGCCTGGGCATCGACGTGGATGACCTGGAAGATCTGATGCAGCTGCTTGCCGACTTCAATGCCGCTGCCAACCCGGAGGCACTGGAACGCATGGCCGCCCTGCAGCCCATCGACCGGGAAGCCATGAAGGACGCCAAGAGTTCCATCCCGGCACCCATCCCCATGCCCATGAACCGGGAGCAGCGCCGGGCAGCACGCCGGGCCAAGGCATGACCCGCCCGGACTGCTACCTGACCGACAGCCTGCCGCAGGGCTTTGAGACGGACTTCCGGGCGTGGGTCACCTACGACAACATGGCCGCCCGGGCCCACACACCCGAGCAGGAAGCCGCCCTGCAGGACTACGCCCAGCGGGTGCTCATACATGGCCCGCTCACAAAGGACAACCTCGACGCCTTTCTGGACTTTTACCGCTGCGGCGCCGAGGAATCCGAGCGGGAGAAGCGCAGCGCGGAGGCGTTCCGGGAAATGCCCCGGGGCTTTGATTTTGCGGTAGACGGCCCCCTGATCTGGGCGGCCTTTCTGCAGACCTACGGCATCGACCTGCGCACGGCGCAGCTGCACTGGTGGGACTTCATGGCCCTGTTCCGGAGCCTGCCGGACGAGTGCCGCATCTGCAAGATCATCAGCTATCGCACCGAAGATCTGACCGACATGCCCAAGGGAATGCGGGAGCAATACGAGAAGCTGCGCCGGGTGTACGCCCTGCCTGCGGAGGCCGGCGGCACGGCCCGGCGCTATGTGTCCATGGCAGACCGCAAGGCGTCCATTCTTGCCAGGCAGGCCGAATACCAGAAAGAGCATTCCGGGAGGTGATGCACCATCGCACGCGAACATGACGGCGAGGTCGTTTTCGGCGTCGTGACCGATCCCAGCGGGGCCCAGGAGGGCCTTGACCAGGTAGAACAGGCAGCGGAACAGGCGGCCCAGAAAACCGCCTCTGCCGCCGCCAAGGCCGCCGACAGCGTGGTGTCCGAAACGGAAGAAGCGGCCCAAAAGGCCGCCGCTGCCGTCAAGAGCGCTGCCGGAAAGGGCGAGAAGGAAGCCGCCGACGCCGGGGCAAAGGTCCGAAAAGTCAGCAAGGAGACCTCCGACAAGGTGGGCACGGACGCCGATGCTGCCGGCCAGAAGACCCAGCGCTCCGCCAAGGAAACGAAAGAAAAAGTCGTCTCCCAGTTTACCGCGGGGCAGGTGGCCATCGGCAACATCATCTCCAAGTGCGTGGACAAGGTGGTGGACGCCGGCAAGACCCTGATCTCCACCGGCGTGTCCTACAACGCAGAGATCGAGAAATACAGAACCGCCCTCACCAACCTGCTGGGCGACGCGGAAAAGGCCAACGCTGCTTTGGCTGCCATGCAGGCAGACGCAGCCCGCACGCCCTTTGACACGGCTACGCTGGTCAAGTCCAACGAATACCTCATTTCTGCCGGTGAGAACGCCGAGTACAGCCGCAAGACCATCCTTGCCCTGGGCGACGCGGTGGCAGCCACCGGCGGCGGGTCTGCCGAGCTGGAACGCATGGCCCAGAACCTGCAGCAGGTAGCCAACCAGGGCAAAGCCACCAGCGTGGACATCAAGCAGTTCGCCATGGCGGGCATCAACATCTATCAGGTGCTGGCCGACTACACGGGCAAGTCCGTGCAGGACGTGCAGAGCATGACCATCACCTACGATGTCCTGACCCAGGCGCTGCAGGCCGCTGCCGAAGAAGGTGGCCGCTACTATGACAGCATGGCCACCCAGAGCCAGACGCTCAATGGCCGGTTGTCCACCCTGAAGGACAACGCCACCCAGCTGGCGGGCGTGGTCATGGAAGATCTGACCACTGCCTTTGGCGAGGCGGTAACCAAGTGCAACGATCTGGCCATTGCCTGCAAAGAGGGCTGGCAGACCAACGGCATCGACGGCATGCTGGATGCCGTGCGGCAGACCACCCCGGAACTGTCCATCCTCGTTGGCGTCGTGCAGGGCTGCATCGACAATGCAAACGTCCTGCTGCCGCTGCTGGGCAGCATCGGCGGGGCGTTTGTCACCTATAAGACCACAGCCACCGTGGCAGCCGGAGCACAGGCAGCTTTGAACGCTGTCATGAACGCCAACCCCATCGGCATCGTGGTCACCCTGCTGGGTGCTCTGGCCGGGGCCTTTGGTACGGCCTATGCTTCCAGCGAGACGTTCCGCACCGGCGTGAACTCCGCACTCACAGCCGTGGCCAACACGGCACAAAATGCACTGTCCACGGTCATCGGTTGGCTGGACAGACTGAGCTTCAAGCTCAACAAGGCCCTGAACAAGGACGGCTATTCTACCTTTGACACCTACGAGGGCTGGAAGGCATCCCAGTACAAGAGCACCGTCACCGATGCAGACCGCCAGCGCCGCCAACAGCTGCACGACAGCCGGGTGCAGCAGGCGCAGACGGAGAAAGAGCTGGCCGATCTGACCGGCGGCGGGGTCATCGTCAGCGACATCCCGTCCTCCTCCGGTAGTTCCGGCACCAAGAAAACCAGCAAAAAGGCCACCGAGACGGTCCTGCGCTCCACCACCGACAACTACACCATATACTCCCAGAATGCCCTGGGGCAGGTGGAGACCACGGTGGAAGCGGTCAACGAGCACATCCGTGACAGCACCGGCAAGGAATTTGACCGCTTGACCGAGAAGGTGACCGAATCCGGCAAGGAGATGGTCAACGGCGTCGAGCGGGAATACACCCTGGTAACCACCAAGGTGGACGGCGTGACCCAGAAGGTGACGAAGTCCTACGCCGACATGTCCAAGGTGCTGACCGACACGGCCAAGAAAACGAGCACCAGTTACAAGGACGGGGCCACCGTCACAACCGCCGAGGTGACCAAGATCTATGCCGACGGGTCCCGCCATGTGGAGCAGACCGTCACCGAGGCCGGGGAGCGCATCGGTGCCAGCGGCCGCGAGACCTACGAGAAGATCATCACCTATGTGGACGGCGTGCAGGACAAGGTGGAGGAATCCGCCCAGCAGATCGACACCTCAGTCACTGCCACCCAGAAGCGCATTGACGAGGCCCTGTCCGGGGCCAAGAGCGAGCTGAGCAGCGGCATCTTTGGCATCATCAAGGACGGCATTTCCGCCGTCAAGAACAAGGATTGGGCCGGCATTGCCGAGACGGTGACCAAACTCATCTGGGGCCAGGTGAGCCAGAGCCAGCGTGATACCGTTTCTGCCTGGGCCAAGAAAGCGCTGGCTGCCATCAACGAGGCCTATGCCGGCGGCGGGCTGCAGGGTGCCTTTGGGGCCGTGTCCGGTATCTTTGGCAGCGGCATCAAAAACGGTGCCGGAGCCACCATCCAGGGCATTGGTGAGATTGCCAGCGGGCTGTCCGGCTCCGGCGGCATGGGCAAGCTGGTGGGCGCCGCCGTGTCCGGCATTGGCACCATCGGCAAGGCCGTGGCGGGCCTTGTGGGCAAGGTGGGCGGCCTGATTGCAGCCCACCCGGAGGTATTTGCAATCATCGCACTGGTGGCCGGCATTGCCGGGCTGGGGCTGTTCCTGTGGAAGAAGTATGGCCGCAAAGGCGGCTCTGCCGATGACGGCAGCGCCTCCGACGAGACACCGGCCCTGCCGCACCCGGACAGCAGCGGCTACACCCAGAGCGACACGATCACCGCTGCCGAGCTCACCCGCCGCACGCAGGCCGCTTCCGCTGCAAACCAGCAAAGCATTTCCCGCACCCAGAACAGCACCGGTTCCAGTGCAGCGCAGCAGCTCACAGCCAGCTACACCGGCAGCCTGACGGCGGTGTTCAACGTGGACGGCAGAGAAATGGCCCGCACCACCGCGTCCTACATGGACGAGGAGCTGGGCTTCCGGAGGTGATGAACCATGAATGATGATTTTTACGTCAATGACCACGGGGCCAGCGAGTTCGGGGCCCTGCTGCTGTCCAGCTGGAATGTCAGCGGCAGCGCCCTCACTCAGAACTACCTTACCAGCTACACCGGCGGGCGGATCACCTTCTGCTCCACCCAGTACGGCCTGCGCTCCATCTCTCTGCCGGTGGACATCTACGGCACGAGCCCCGCCGACGCAGCAGCTAAGCGCAGCGCCCTGACGGCGGCTTTTCTGGGCGGCACGGTGGAGCTGGCCCTGCCGGACGGCGGCACCTACACAGCCCTGCTGCTGGACAGCGGCAAGGCACAGGAGCAGGACACCGACGGCTGCATCCTCAGCTGCACCTACACGCTGGCAGGCTACCGGCACGGGGCACTGGAAACGCTGGTGCTTCCGACAGACACGCAGTCCTTCTTCGTGGCGGGCACCGCCCCGCAGATGGAGTGCCGCATCACAGAGACGGTAACGGAGGCCGGCAGCCACACCGTGCACTACCCTAACGGCGGCAGCTGCGTGCTCAAAGATCTGCAGGCCGGTGACACCGTGTGCGTGGACGGCATCACCCGGCAGGTGCTGTGCAACGGCCAGAACCTGTTTCAGGCCGTCACCGGCATTTCCGGCTGGCCCACCGTCCGGGCCGGAGAAAACAGCCTTGCCCACACCGGACAGAGCTACGTCGAATACTACCCCATTTTTGTGTAAAGGAGGCGTTGCCCGTGCTTGCCATTGTAAAAGCAGACGGCAGCCACACCCCGCTGGACTGTGATGATTACTGCATCGTGCACAACTGGAACGGCTGGGAAGATGAGATCAAGTTCAGCTTGCCCCGCGGCCATCCTCAGATGCGCCTGCTCACCGAGCGGGTGCGGCTGGTGGAAAAGACCGAAGATCAGACCTATGCACTGTCCAGCATCAACGTGGGGCGCAGCTCCACCGACTACGAGGCCGTGCTGGATCTGGACAGCCTGTGTACCACCCTGCTGAAGAACTGGAACAACTATGTGTCCACCGGCATTTGGAGCAAAGGCCCGCAGACCATGGCTGACACCCTCCGGCGGGCCATTTCCAACTTGTCAGGCTGGGAGCTGACTGCCCCGGACAAGGCCACCGAGAAACTGGCGATTGAAAAGTTCACCGGCAGCCCGCTGGAACTGGCCCAGAAAGCCGTGGACGTGTGGAAGAATTACCCGCTCCGGTTCCTGGTACCGGGCACATCCACTGCCTGCCAGATGATCATCGTGGATCCCAGCACCCGCACCCCGCAGGGCGCCTACTTTACCGATGAGCTGAACCTGACCGAACAGCCCTACTATAAAGGTAAGGCCGAGACCGGCGACAGCTACTATACCGCCCTTTTGCTGTACGGGAAGGGCGATATCAGTGTGGAGGCGCAGTGCCACGACTATGACAGCCGTGTCATCTGGCACAGCGAAACGGACAGCTCCATCTCGGACAAGTCCGCCCTGAAGATCAAAGCCGACGCCCTGGTCAAAGCAGCGGCGTTCCCCAAACGCTCCTACAGCTGTCAGGTTGCGGATCTGGCCCGGCTTGCCCCGGACAAGTACGCACACCTGTCCTTTGGCCTGTATGACAAAGTGGTGCTCATGGACCGCGACCGGCACACCAACACCACCGTGCAGGTGGCCCAGTATACCGTTTATCCCTACCATGCCGAGAAGAACGCCGTGCAGCTCAACAGCGTGGCGGGCACCATTTCTTCCGGCAGCAAATCCTATTCCGGCGACGTGATCGAGTACACCGACCCGGACACTTCGGAGGCATCGAATGCAGATCCTTAAAATGGACTTCCAGTCCCAGAGCGCGCCGCCTGTCGTCCCGGTGATGCAGTCGGACGCGCAGAGCCGCTTCATCGGCATTGCCCTCTACAACGGCGGAACCCCGTATGCTGCCCCGGACGGTGCGGTATACACTGTGCAGTATCGGGGCGAAGGAGCCAACAACTTTGGCTGGTATGACCAGATCCTCACCGCCAGCGGCAAGCACGCCGCCGTAACTGTGGACGCCGACAGCCCCCACATCGTCACGCTGGAGCTGGCCGAGCAGGCCTTGCGCCGCCCCGGCGACGTACACGTCAACCTGTGTGTGATGGGCCCCGATACCGGCTACGAGCTGCGCACCTTTGACATCATTGTCCGGGTGGGCGGGGCCGCTTACCCGGATGATGTGGCCGTGCAGAGCTATTTCTTCGTCACCGGCGTCTCTTCGTCCTCATGGCTGTCTTATGTGTCTACCTGCCTGGAGGCACAGCAGGCGGCGAAAAAGGCGGTGACGCTTGCGGAAAATTCTGCAACCACTGCCAAGAAGGCAGCTGCGTCTGCATCTGCGGATGCGAAAAACGCACAGGATAACGCCAGCTCCGCCAAAAAAGCAGCGGACCAGATCACGTTCATCGCTAACGGCTGCAAGGGCTACTACAGCACCGCTCAGGACCTGCGTGACGCTTACCCCACAGCGGTCGCTGGTTCCTGGGCGATCGTTGCGGAAAACAGCACCATCTGGGTGTGGAACCCCGCTACCTCGGCCTGGAAAGACTCGTCCGTCAATGTGGACTTTTCTGACTACTACAAAAAGTCCGAGGCCGACGCCAAGTTCGGCACGCCGTACAGCCTACCCGCAGCCACGGTCAGCACGCTGGGCGGCGTGAAGGTGGGCGACTATCTGGACATTGCCCCGGACGGCACCCTCAGCGGCAAGACGCTGTATGACACCATCGCGGCCAGTGTGGCGGTCAAGTCGGAGCCCCGGCTGGTGTGGAACCACCACGTGGAAACCGGAAAAAGGTGGCGTTCCTACGACATCAAAATGCCAGACGGCCTTGACTATGTGCACGTTAAGTCGAGGTACAACGACAGTGGCAAAACATACGGTGAAGAAGTAGACATCGCAAAAGGCGGCACGGTCAACCACAACTTCGGCAAGGGCGATGGAATCTTTGCATCCAACACGACTTTCCGACCGGACGGGACCCTGCACTTTGAATTGGCAGGGTCGGACATAAATACCGGCGGCTACACCGTAGACATCTGGCTCTCCGGCTACCACTACCCCACCCTCGCCGAGCTGCTGACCGAGACGCAGGCCGCGCAGGCGGACACGGACGCCCTGGCGGTAGATCAGGAGTACCGCGTCGCCATGCTGGAGCTGGGGCTGACCGACGACACCACCACTGACACCACCACATAAGGAGGTAAACCTATGTTGTATCGTACCTGTAAACGCCTAATCGAGCGCGGCCAGACCGCTGGCCTTGCGGAAAAAATTGATGTTTTTTACGCCCTCGGCCGCATCACCGAAGCCGAGTACAAAGAGCTGACCGAGCTGCTGGAGACCAAGACCGGCAGCAAGAGCGAGGAGTGAGCCTATGTCAATCAAGCAATACAGCCTTGCCAAGGACGGCGCTAAACAGCTGTCCCCGGCCTTTAAGGTGCGGGAGTTCCGGTGCCGGGACGGCAGCGACGTCGTGATGATCGACGAGAGCCTTGTGGTGCTTTTGCAGTGCATCCGGGAGCACTTTGGCAAGCCCGTGACCATCACCAGCGGCTACCGCACCGCCGCCCACAACAAATCCGTGGGCGGGGCCAAGAGCAGCCAGCACCTGCTGGGCCGGGCGGCGGACATCCAGGTGGCGGGTGTGTCCGTCGAGGACGTGGCCGCCTACGCCGAGAGCCTGCTGCCCGGCTGGGGCGGCGTGGGCCGCTACCCGGTCAAGGCCGGACGCGCCAAGGGCTGGGTGCATGTGGACACCCGGCCTAACAAAAGCCGCTGGACGCAGTGAGGTGGGGTGGCGCATGAAAGATTATTTTTGCATGGCGATCGGCGCGATCGGCGGCGTGATCGCTGGTCTTTTTGGCGGCTGGGATGCCGCCCTGCAAACGCTGGTGATCTTTATGGCCGTCGACTACATCACCGGTCTGATTGTGGCCGGTGTGTTTCACGCATCGCCCAAAACCAAGACCGGGACACTGGAAAGCCGCGCAGGCTGGAAGGGCCTGTGCCGCAAGGGCGAAACTCTGCTGATCGTGCTGGTGGCCTGCAGGCTGGATGCCGTGATGGGTTCCACCTTTGTGCGGGATGCCGTTGTGATCGGCTTTATCTGTAACGAGACCATTTCCATCATTGAAAACGCGGGCTTGATGGGACTGCCGATTCCGGCAGCGCTCACCAAGGCTGTGGACATTTTAAAGCAGCGCTCGGAAACCGAGCAGAAAGGATAAGCTCTTATGAATGAATTTCTGAAAGTCGCTCTTACTGCCTGCATCCCCGCAATGACAGTTATCTTTGGCTGGGGCCTGAACAAGGGCGTCAGCATTGCAAACGGCTACATCAACAACAAGTTTGCGCAGACCTGTCTCCAGAATGCCGCCAACGCGGTGTTCAATGCTGTCCAGTATGTCAACCAGACCTACGTTGATGCCCTGAAGGAACAGGACAAGTTCGACGAGGACGCGCAGCGCATTGCCTACAACCGCGCACTGACCGCAGCGAAGAAAGCCCTGACGCAGGAGACCATCACGTTCATCAAGGAAACCTTTGGCGACCTCGACAGCTACCTGAAGCCGATGATCGAAGCGCAGGTGCGCAGCCAGAAGACCTATATGTGATGTTTCTGTAGTGCCAACAAAATCATAGTATCGCAGCAGCCCCGGGGAGCCTGACGGTTCCTCGGGGCTGTTTTTTTTGCAGCGCATTCCGACATGTTGCGACATATTGCAACACTTTCAGCGCATTTCCGGCATTTTCCAGCTAGAGTTGTACCGGAAGGAAGTGTAAAAAATGACCACTTATGATATGACCGACTTTGCCGCACAGGTGGACGGGGTGCTGCGCCCGCTGGGCATCACCCGCAATATGCGGGCTTACCACACTCTGAGCGAGGCGCTCCGGCTGATCTGCGAGCAGGAGGACCGACTGGAAGCCGCCCAGAAGGAGATCTACGAGCCCCTTGCAGACCGCCATTGCTGCGACTGGACTGCCATTCAGAGCATGATTCGTCGTGCCGCACAGACCGCATGGGCCACCAGCCCCGCGCAGGTGCAGCATCTGGCTGGCTACCCGCTGACCGGCTGCCCCAGTGCCGTGCAGTTTCTGGAGCTGCTGTATAATGGGATGGTGAGAGGGGTGTAA